GTTTCAGGATCATCAACGTAACCTTCTGCATAAATTCTTATTTTGTCTATGATAGCGCCCGCAGGTATCCCAGCCATATTAAAGTCGTACCAGTCGTTATGTTGAGCAACCTTCGACTCAGAAGCCCTCTGATTATCACTTGATACAGCATCTTCAGGATTGGACCAATCGGTATGATATTTACCCCATGAAGCAGGTGACAATTTTCCAGTTGTAGGCATCTTAATCAGTCACCGTTCCTGTCCACACAGTTCCTTGACAATTTCCACTACTCGTCTTTTCTAAAAATAAATTCTCTGGGGTTTCTCCTCCGCCACCACGTTCTAAGATGTTAATCAGGTTCATCGCTAAAATTCCTTTCGTGGGAAGCACTGCTATGATGTCGCCGGTAGCTCCTCCCCAACGTAGACGGCAAATCTCATCACCATCTACCGATATGACAAATCCGAAAAGTTGTAAATGAGAGTTTGCAGATGGGGCAGCTACAATTTCTCCGTTTGCCGTCTTATTAATTCTTGTTGCTGTTCCTTTTTCTGTTAATTTTGTTAAAATCTCTCCTAACTTATCGTGAATAGCTTTGTATGCCTCTGCATATCTACTCCATTCAGCCATTCAAAATCCCCGATCAGAAAAAGAATGGAAAGTTTCTGATTTCGTCCGAATTCCACGGACTCTTCAGGAGGATTATCCTGTACGGTCGATCCACGCAAGACCCGTTATTCCGTCTACTGCTTTTGATCCGTAGCGCATTGTGGCGATTAATCCTTCTTGCAGTTTTTCTTTGTACGGCTCAGTTGTGATGTCTCTTCTGATGCCTAAGGCAGCGCAAACGTCAGTGTCTACAAGCATCGGATCGTCAGCTGTTGCATCTGTTCCGCCTGTACCCATCAAATCAGTCTCAACAATCTTGAAACCTAGGTAGGTTGTACCCAGTACACCCCTAGCTACGTCTACAAGGTTGCCGAAATAGAACTGATGGATGAATTTGTCGTCTTTGAATAAGTCACCGACAACGGTTGGACTACAAACAAGGACCTTGCCTTTTCGTCCGCCGAGATCCTTCATCTTTGTCCAAACGTCTACAACGTCTGCCCATGCGATCACATCACCAGCAGAAGCAACTTCGTTGGTTGCTGTCCTCAATGCTTCCAAGGTAGTCAAAACGTCAGTTGTGAGTTGTTCCTCTAGGAGTTGAGCGTTCTCTGCAACTTCATGCTCGATAACGCTGTATGGAACATCTTCAAGGTAGCTCTTGCTGAATAGTGCGTCTGTTCCTTTCTCCTTGTTTATGACTACGTCTACGTAATCGTGTCTTCCGGGTGTCACCAATTTAGGACCGTCAACCATGTCCCAAACTTTCCCTCTCTTGCGCTTGTAGATTCTCACTGAGGTTTTCGTTGTTGGTATTGTCCAGATGATGTCTCTGGCAACAGCTATCTTTGTGCATGCTTGAACAACTACATCGTGCATGACACCTAGAGCAGAAGCAAGATCGCTAAGAACTGCTTCACTCATAACTCTTCGGAATAGAGTGTTGTTTTTAGCACCGCTAACCATCTCATTCCATTTCGGAGTGCCAAGTTCAGGATCGTTCTTGATAGATTCCATCAGATAGTTCTGGTAGTTGCCTTCCTTGATCAATCTAACAGATTCACTAAGGATATTCGGTTGCGAAAGTCTTTCTATTGCCCGTTTCCTTATAGGGCTCATAACAACTTCGCGCATTTCTAACACCTTGAGGCGTTGATCCAAACTATCCCTGTGTCTCCGCTGGCTAGTGTTTGTAGTCCTCTGCCGATGATTAGTGCAACTGTAGCTCCGCCAACTGTGTTCTCAACCGCTCCGTTTGCCGCACACTCAATTTCTTCTCCAAGAATTACTGTGCCGGCACCCGCTGTTACTTTGATGATCCCTATGGTCAAGACTGGAATTGAGTCGCCTGTAACGCCAGTCTTCATGGCTATTCCCATAAATTTAGCCGACTGGTCTGTTCCGATCACAACTGTTGGAACATCGTCATCTTGATGAGCGCTAGCGATCACAACGTCTCCTTTAGTAACGTTTCCTGCAAGCTTCATGTTCATCTGCGCTACTACTAAGACTGCTTCGCCTAATGCGACTTGTGGAAATTTATCCGCCAATTTGGTCACCTTATTTTGTTGAGTTCAGGTCTTTTCAGGCAAGTTAGTCCTTGCACTACCTTACCAGTGTGATTTCTTATCACCGTGATTTTAGGGTTCTAAAGCTTTCAGAATTTTGTTAAGGATAGTTTCAGCGTTTGTAACGTTGAGTTCTAGAAGTCCATAAGCTTCCTTTTTAGCGTGGAGATCCCTCTTTTTCTCTGCAAGAGCTTCAAGTTGAAAGTTTAAGCCTTGAATGAAATCATTGAGAACATTTGCTGTCTCTGTTAGATTCGCTACTTCTTGTTGATCAACGATTAGAGTGTCTTTCTTCTTGTCGAACATCTTTATTCCTCAGGATTTAAGCCGACAGCATGCCGAATTTGCTTTACGAACTCCTGTGGACCCCAGCTCCAGCTACGCACAGCCATCTTAGGTGGCAAGATCTTTATGATGCTTTCGCGCAGGTTTTGATGTCTCTTCTTCTCAGTCTCAGTTTCCTTCTTAGCAGAGTTGATGATTCCTTCTTGCTTCACAAGTTCTTTTCTTAGCTCAACAAGTTCTTTAGTTTCAGATTCAGGAGTTTCCTTCTCAAGTTTGACGCACTGGCTTAAATCGGAATCCCACTTCTCTTCTCCGATCCTACATCCGTGACTGTCAACTTTTGCATCTTCAGGTGGCACTTGCTCCGCCATTGGATGTCCTGTAAGTCCGTAGAGGTTCGCAAGTAACCTCCCAAATTTCGCTAGTTCGTCATTCATCGCTGCTATTTTCTGTTCGACAGTGACTGGACCAACAGGAACCATAGGTTGCGCCGGAATTTGTTCCTGCAACAGTTTAACAGATGCTTCTACGAATGAGTCTGTAGCTCCCACCTCTCTGAGTCGTTTCATCAATTCATTTCCAACATCTATCTTTCCTCTTGTCTCAATGTATTCTCGAATCCTGCCTTCTCCCATATTTGCAGGTTGTGGTTCGCTGATCTCGTCTATCAATCCGAATTCTAAAGCCTCTTTTGCTGACAACCAATAGTCTGTCTTCTTCGTCAGTTCGTTGATCTCTTCAACTGATTTTCCTGTGCGCTCTGCATAGATTTGGTTCAGCATGTTGTTGAGTTTTCGTAGTTCCTCAGTTCTCTCTTCCAACTTTGTTGTCTCTCCCCACTGCATGGTAGAGACTTCATGGATGAGGAATCGCGTGTGAGGAGTTGCTTTTCGCTCTGTTCCCGCTTGGAGAATGATCGAGCCCATGCTAGCTGCTAAACCTCTCGCTTCACAAATGACTTCGATTCCTTGATCTCTCAGAGTTTTGATGGTGTCAAAGACTAATAGCCCGTCATAAACGCCTCCGCCAACACTGTTCAATATTATGTGGATTGGGTCCTTGTTTTCTTTAGCTAGAAACTCAAGGCGCCGAGCAGCTCGCTGACAAGCTTCTTCATACACTTTTCCATGGAAGATTATGGTTCTGTCTTCTAAGAGGGACATTTCTAGCTGTTCTTCAAGCGACAGTGATTTCTTAGCATCGTCATTTATGCCTTCTTTGATCTTTGACATGGCTCTTGTTTTCAATCCGGGTATGATCTGACTTTCCCAGAGTTGAACGGTGGTTGAAGGATCGCCTGGCTTCATCTGTCTCAAGAAGGAGATGTGTCGCGCTTCAAATCCGAAAGGTGCTACCCCATTCACGAACTTTAAGCCTCCGCCGGGTACCATCCAATCGAACTCTATGCTTGTCTTCTTGATCTCTCCGTTTCGGACAATCTCTAAGACTTTGTCCTCTTTTGGAATGACAGCGTACTTCAATTCTCCGTCTGCATACTTTGTAGCTATTACTTTCCAACCTTCAATAGGAATCGTGTGGTCAAGATAAGGTGTCGTACCAACATAGCCGGGCGCTACTCTTGCAAGTTCTTCTTCAAGATACACTCTCACATGAGGAAATTCGTGTGGATGGTAAGTCTTGACAGGATGAATTGCCCTTCCTGTTATTATTGGTCTGACTTCTTTAAGTTCGTCTGGAAGCCATTCCAAATCGGGGCTCTCATCTAATTCACCGATCCAGACAATCTTCTCTTCGAGTTTCTTGAGTGCCTCTTTTTCAGTTTTAGCTTTCACTGCTCCACACCAAGCTTCAGGATTGGTTATGCTCTTGTCTGCCTTAGCGTGTACCATGCAAGCGTTCCAGTCTTTGAAACCTCCAAAAGGTTCGCCTAACAGACCCGCTTCTTTTATTGCTTCCACGTATTTCTTAAGAGATTCTGGAGTATAGTCTGTTGGAAGAGGAACAACTTTAGGAACTTTAGGTTCTTCTTTAGACAACTTAGTCTTCTCCAAGTGTCCCGAAAAGGAATTCACTGTACTCTCTTTTGACCTTCTTTGCTGTCTGTGGAAATCCAACTTTGTATTCATCCCATGTTAGAACGCTGTAGTTGAAGTATCGTTTTCCCTCAGGCTTTCCAAGCGGTAGGATTACTAAAACTTGTCCAACAAGAGTTCCAAGTTTTGTAAGTCTCTCTCTTATCTGCTTGGCAAGCACTTGATGTCCAAGAGATACCATCGCTGAATTTCCTTTCTTGTCAATGACATCCATGACTTCCCATGGACCCTCTTTTGTACTGATGATTCTTGGATCTGCTACGACTTTGCACACGAAAGATTTGCCAACTTCGAACTCAACAGTTTTTGCACGTCTTCGACTTTCTGCTATCTTCATCAGTTCTTTATCGTCTACTTCTGCCTGCATCCAATCTTCTTTTGCTTCACGATAGACTACATAAGACCCTGTTACTACGGTTTCTTCGTCTTGGGTTTGGGTTTTTCCCGTTTCTGTTTTTTCCATTTTTTTTTCACCCGACCACAAAAAAAGGGTTTCGCCTGAGTTTCACAGGCTCTTCGGGGGTGTGTTACCATTCCTCTTCTTCGTCTTCCTCTTCGTCTTCCTCTTCCCAATCTTCTTCGCCAGTTCTCTCGTTTTCTTCACCTGTTTTCTCGCTCATTTAACCACCGCCAATTATTCCTACTTTCTTCAACTCGCTTGTAAGGAAATCAAGGACGACAATGATCACTATGAAGATTTCTTTGTATGGACTAGGTACAGGTAAGGACAATATTGTCCCAATAGAGCCGTAATAATAACACCATGTGGTGTAGAGCCTTGTCATGTCGTATGTTTCGTCTCCTTTGTTCCCGATCCAATTACGCAAGAATCCTATGAGGTTTCTGCCTAGAGAAATGGCGAATAGTCCGGCACCGCTAGACACAAAGACAACAATAGGTTCTACTGTTGGTCTCCATTCTTTGGGTAACGTTTCTACGTCTACTTGTTGCATCGCATAACCTAAACCAACAAGGACTATTGTTGTTATGAAGACAACTAGTGCAAATAATGTTGTCTTCTTGAAAGGATTCATTCAGCTTCCCACCTCCTATACGCCTTACGGGTTGTAATGGCGCAATTCTGAAGCATACGAAGCATACTAAGCATGCTATGTGTGCATGTCGTTATTACAGACCCTCGCATGCTATGCTTCAGATGCTTCGTATGCTTAGCGTTATTCATCCTCTTATTCCTCCGCGGGAGAAACAGGTTTTTCAAGAGGTTTTTCTTCAGGCTTCCCAGTTGGGATTGGTTTTTCGCCGGGAAGGAATTTCTCGGTTTTAGGTTCAGCAAACGGTAAAACTTCGGGTGGTAACGTTTCCTGAATGTCTACACCAATATTGATCAAAATCTTTCTCCATTCTTCCGTTGTCATCCCTTTAGCCTCCCAAGTTCGGAACAACAATGGAAGGAGATCTTCGACTTTAGGACGTTCCGGTAAACGCCAATTCAGTCTAACTTGAGCCTCAAACGGTTCAAGTCCAGCTTCTAAAACCCAGCGATCAAACATGTAAGTTTCATCCATCCGCTTAAGGTATCGTTGCAGGCTGTAAATCTTCCGCTCCCCAAAAGCGACAGCTGCTTTAGCTGATGCTTCGGTAAAGCCGGGTGACGTAAAGAGTTTGGGAAGAGGAGTTTCCAAAGCAAGGAAATAACTGTTCCATAACGTCTCAACGTAAAAATCTAATCCCCTCATCCGCTCAGGAATAAGTTGAATAACTTTTGTGTCGGGTACATCCTTTCTCTTAGGATTAATTACAATCCGTCTTCCTTCTGATTTCTTGAGCCCTTCAATCTTACCGTAATATTCTTGTAATTTCTTGTCCGAAATTCCGCCTAAAACCCACAATTCATTATAAGCACCCATGTTCTCAATTTGATTTACCATAGAACGCTGAATTCTAGCTTTTATTTGGGCAAATGACGGACGCTCTCCATCACCGGTGTCTAGAGGCGTGCATAACGTTTGAAGAATGCCAACTCCTAAACCTGTCTTTCCTATTCGGTTAAAAGAATACCAAAGTAGCTCGTCTGCTGAAAACTTCTCTCTATAAACAGTTACAACATTCAGGAGTTTCTGAATTCTTGCGGTTGTGTCCCATTCAAAATTGCTTATGATGGCGGGAGAAATGCGAACTAACTCCTTTCCTGTTTCTCCTTTCCATACAAAACTGTTCCCGTAACCAACAAGGTCTCGACATACTTCTTGATGAAGTTCGTCTACACCATGTTCTTTACACTTTTCATCTACGATTTCTTTAGCCGTCTTTCCTTCAAGAGATTTAGTCTTATAATTAGGGTTCATTACTGTTTGAAACCCCATTCCAACAGCGATGTCTGTTATGAAGTCGATAGCCGCTCTTGTATCAGGATCTCCACGATGAACATTATTTAGTTCTGCCCATGTTACTTCAGGATATGTCCTTCCACCGTAAGGTTTAGCTCCTATGAAGAGTGAACCTTCTTTCAGTGTACCCGTTAAGATGTCTTTCCAACGTTTCAAATACTCACTCACGCACACACCACCTGTTTGATCAAAAACGATTCAATGTACCTTATTCAAAACACTTTATTTAAACATTTCGTTTGAAGGAAGAACATTTAATGAGGAACGTTTAATGAGGAACATTCGATTTTTTCCCGCAAAATTGTTTTTATATGGTATTTGGCATAAGAATATATTGAATGTGATCGAATGGCATATTCAACTGTAGCAGAAGTAAAAGCCCTCTTAAGAATTACAGATGCTAAATACGATACAGAGATAGGTGTTGCCATTTCTGATGCTGATGTTAAGATTGACATCAAACTTATGAATCTTGAATCTGTACTACCGCTTAATCCCATTCCAAATGGGATAGCGAAGGCAAGCAAATTTCTCGCTGCCGCTCTTTGGGCTCGTTTAAATCCCGGTTCAGAAGGAACTGAAAAACGCGCTGAAATCTACGAGAAGCTTGGGCTAGAATTTTTGGAAGAGTATATAACTGAAAAATACCATACAGGAACAGTTAAATAGGAGGAAAGAAGATGGTCGTAATTCAAGGGAATGTAACCGCCAAATTAGGTGCAAGCGCAGGAGATAAAGAAGACGTAACCAACGCGAAGCGTTGTGTTTACCGTTGGCAACCATCATCTTACACACCGCAAACCGTTATGAACACTGTTAATCCAATAGGATTCAACCGTCCACACAAGTTCCTCATAGGCGAATTGCAGGTTTTGTCTGAAGCGTACCATGCCTTCTACCATAATGGGACAGGAAACGTAGCCTACATAAAACCTGACGGTGACAACGTAGAAATTCCATACTTTGTAGTCACAAACAAAGACGCGAATGGAGACACATGGACCTACACCTTCACAGGTGTCGTTCCGGTAGACGAAGCGTTTGAAGCTGAAGACGGAAGAGACGTAATTTTGGTTTATCCCTTCGTAGCCAAGAAAGTTGTAATAACACCACCATAAGGCGAACAAAATGGCTCTTGAAGGCGGTATAGATCCAGCCTACATTGCTCAGCTGGAACAGGGACTTCAGCAACAGGAACAAAGGAATATTGAACAGGATTCTCGAATTGCAGAATTAGAGTCCGCCTTAGAATATTTCTTAGAACGAGAGGAAAGAGGAGAAAAATTATACGGTGTAGGAAAAAAGGGTAAACCCAAAAAAGGTTGGGGAGTAGGAGGATTCTTCTATTGGGGAAGAACACGTCCGTTTCCAGCAACTTTTGTTGCTAGCCTTCTTGTTCGCCGGGTTGCTTTGAAAGGAATACGAGCCGCCTTAAAGGTAGCTAAAATTCCCACAGTCTTCATAGGAATGTTTCTTATGGTTCTTATGCCTATTCTCTACGAGATTATGCGGGTTGAAATTCACAGACAAGTTTTCAATTACGGACAAATTTTAGAGGCAAAAGCAGAAAAAGAGCGAGAAGAACAATATGGAGAATTCGAAGACTTCATTAAAGAGGAAATTCCGAAATACGTCTCAAGACTCGGTATTGAGCGTGCAGAGAGAGAACAGCGGGATTACGTCTATCACAGAGGTCATTAAGGATGACAACACCAACAAAGAATAGGATAAAGCTGGATTATGCGGGAACGCCTTACGACATAAGTAGCTTCGTTAAGCATGTGGACGTTTGGGGAAGGGGAATAGGAACATTCAAACTCCTTCTCAAGAAAGACGCAACATTAGACTTAACAAAATTCTTCGGAGATCAGACTATTCACATCGAAGTCAGTGTAGATGGAGGAGTAAATTATGCAACACTCCTTAAAGGATACTTAGACAGTGGTTTAACAGCTGCTGAGTCAACAGCGGATGCACATCATCTTGAAGGATATGAAGTGAAAGGAAGAAATGTTGCTCAAGATTTCAACAACAAGCAATTCACTAAAGTCTACAAGAAACAACCAGCAGATGACATAGTCGAAGATATGCTAACAAATTCAGGAGCAGAAATAACTTTTACTAGTCCAAGTACCGCCCCAGAAATCGCTTTCACAGTTAAAGACAAATATTTGGTTCAATCTATTGCAGAGATTTTGGAACAGATAGGATATGACGGGCGAGTAGACGACAGCAAAGTTTGGGATATGTGGCAATCTGGAACAAAGAATTCTGGAGGAAACACTATCACACTCAAATCTGTAGCGGGAGAAACAGACAACAACATCATCTCACTCAAGAAGGGAAATTTTGAGGCGTCTCATATTTGGAACAAAATAAAGATGATTGGACCAAGAGTAAAAGATGGCTGGTCAGAGGAAAACTGTCTTACAGATTGGACTACTAGTGCAAATAACGTCTTAACAGATGAATACGTTAAGATTAAAGGTGGATTAGGAATTGCTAGTCTAAGATGTCGCTCAAATCAGGAAGGTTCAACTCCTTACTTACAGCTGGATTTCCCGAAATTCAACTATGATTATTTGGATTGGCAACAATACGGTTCTGATAGCGCCGTCTTCTGGGTTTATCTGTACAGTTCAGAACTTTCGGAACAGGTTCTTTTCTTCAGGCTTAAAGATACAAACGGAGATTGGATTCAATATAAGACAGAAAAGATCCCAAACAACACTTGGGTAAGGGTTTCCGTTCCAATAGGAATCAACTGTAATATAGGAAGTGGGATACCCCCAGAAGGAGAATGGGCATTCTTAGATCCCTCAGATACTTTCAACTGGCAGATTAAAAGTATCAGAATAGGAATGATAACTGATGCGTTGAACGACTGGATAATTGTAGACGGTTTAATGCTCCCAGACGAGATGATCGCCATCGCTGAAGATTCAGGAAGTCAAACAGATTACAAAAGACGGGACAAAACAGTCAGAAAATTCGATGTTGAGACTCAAGTACAACTTGACAAAGCATGCGAAGAATATTTGGCGAGGACAAAAAATCCAGTCGAATTTTTGGAGATCATTGCTCGAGGTGATGCCGGCATAAAAAACGGTGTAAATTATTGGCTTGAGTGGTACATCGTCTACATTAATGCTCCAGCTGATGGAATCACCAGTGAGACTTACAGATTCGTAGATTTACACTTTGAGATCTCGGAAACTCCGTTAAGAGACGGATTTGATTTTCTGGTCGAAGTTAAAGTAATTAAACAATCTGTTCCTTGGAGCCTCGAAGTTTGGTCTCTGCTTATCTCACCTTATCTGGGTGTAGTATGGGGATTAGAATCTAGTCTTCTAAGTATAGAGCGAGGAGGAGAAATACCTACAGATTTCGTCTATAGCGGTCCAGCAACCCAGATCGTAACTGTCGCTTCTGAACATCTAACGGCTTGCGTGATTGCTTCTACGCATGAAACTGTTGCTGTTATCGCTACTGCTCACGTAACCGTTACTGTTGTTGCAACCGCTCATTCAACCAGCTGTTCACTCACAAGTGCTCACTCAACAACCACTGTTGTTGCAACTGCTCACTCAACAATTACATCTATATCCTCTCCGCACGGAACCGTAACTGTCGTTGCTACGGCTCACGGAATTCAGACGGTAATTCAAACAAGTCACAGTACATCAGGAGCAATAGCTAGTGGATCAATAGGCTCTACACAAATAGCCAATACTGGGATGAGTGGCGATAATGTGGTTTCAGATTCTTGGGAGTTACTCCGAAACTTCACGATCAACATGAGTGGATATTCAGAGCCTCTGGTAATTCAGGTTGAGATTGATCGCCAATCTGACTGGGCAGATATGTACTTTAGGCTCTATGAAGCAGCAACTATAAGGCATACGTGGCAAGAATATTGTGGAAGCGAACATCCTAACATCCGCAAACTAATAATAGTTCCAACCTACTTTGGTTCTGCTACCGTTATTGCTCTGTACGGGCGTACACATGGAGGTCAAAGTGTAACGATTAAAGCCTGTCTTAAAGCCCGAGCATACAATCTTCACACTCACGGTTTTTCTACTCAACCCTCAGGACATCCTGTTTCTACTCAACCTTCTAGTCACAGTGTTCAGACTCAACCTAGTGGACATTCGATTTCAACTCAGCCTAGTGGACATCCTGTTGATACACAACCTAGTGGACATGGTGTGGCAGTACAACCCAGCGGACATCCTGTTGATACACAACCTAGTGGACACACGGTTAGTACTCAACCTAGTGATCATACGGTTACAGTTCAACCTTCGGGACATACCGTTACTAACCCATCTCATAGGCACATGCCGTAAATGTAAAAAGATAGGAGGAATGAAAAAAGATGTCAAAGAAAAAACCGAGAATACGAGTCAAGCGTAGATGGACTCAAGGAGGACAGATCGTATTGAACACCGAGCTAAACTACGGGAACGAAGTAAAAAACGTGACAATGTCTTTTCCACTTGAAGTCATCAAGAACAAGGAACAATTCAAAGCCATGCTCGAAGATGCGTATGAACAGAACAGGACAAGAAAAGATGTGGACTTAAGGTCGGTTCCAACAGAAATCGAGTAGGAGAGGAAACGTTTGGACAAGAAAGTATTCAAAGATTTGGAAGGGATGACAAAACGATATAAGAAATTAGCGAAGAAACTAAAGCTTACATTAACTGAAACCTTGCTAGTCGTAATTTCAAGAGAATTGATAATACTGAACGAGAAAACTCTCAAAGAAGAACTGGTGCTAGATTAGATGTCCATCTTCCGTTCTTTTCCTATTCAACCTTCTCATCTTGGTAGTTACAGGTCTCATCTACTTGCATGGTGGTACTGGTGCGCTGAACAAGCATATTGGAAAGCTATGGGAATACGCAGACAGAAGAAACCAAGTGTAGAAATGCAGGTAGGAACAAACATCCATGATCTCATACATAAACTTGGAAGAAGATGGACGTGGGAAACTAAATTCCTTAAAGAGTTAGAGAAGTACCGAGATGAAGGATACGGGTTAATACGCAAAGTAGGGAACGATCAGATTTACGAAGATATAGAAGGGCACCCAGACGAGTTTCAAGTCTCCATCTCAAAGTGGGTTTCTGTTGTTGAGTTGAAGACAACCGCAATAAAGAACATGAAGTTCTATAATCGTTGGAAGCTGCCCGTAGCCATATTTCAGACGCAAGTCTATTGCTACATTCTTGATCCTATCCTACAAGAAATGGGTTATAGACTTGACAAGATGCACGTTGTAAGCGTCTGGTACACAAAATACAGGAAGAGAGCGGGAAAGAAGGAGTTAGCTGAGTACGGTCCTTTGCAGGACGTTCCAATATTTTACTACCCCAAGCAAACAGAGGAAGATATAAAGCGTGTTTTAAACGCTTTTCGTGATCCGTCACTCATCATCCCCCCAAGGAGTTTTCCTAGAGGTTTCAAGTGTAAGCAGTGTCCTAAAATCTACAAGGAGAGATGTCAGTTTTGGAACCAAAAAAGAAAATAGTCGGTGAGATGTGTCGGTGCGGACACCTCAAGTTGGTGCACGACAACTTGCAATTTGCTGAAAGACATTTAGAAAGAGATAAAGAAGGCGGACACATAGTGCAGAGAAACGTTAAAGATTACAAGAATCAAGCAACTGTCTTAGGTCACGGCGCTTGTCAACTTTGTCCGTGTCCTAAGTTCACTTGGACAAAATTCATCTATGAAGGTGAGAAGTTATGGGAAAGAGGGAAGTGCTAGCACAGATGGTTATAAAGGGAGTCATTCTTGGGCGTTATGCCTTCCTAGTCCACGCCCTCCCCAAGAAGGTGAAGATATGAAGACAGAAAAAGAAGGCTGGGCATACGTTCACTACCTATATGGTGTGACAAGGAAGGCTCACTACATTAAAGATAATCGTTCCTTGTGCGGACGCTATATATGGCTTGGTGACGTTGAAGAAGGAAAAGATGACAGCCCAGATAATTGCGCGTCATGTAAGCGAAAACTGAAAAAGTTAAAAGAAAAGAAGGTGAAAAAGTGAAAGTCTATTTTTGCAAGGAATGTTACTTGTTGTCTCCCTCTACGGCACGCACGTATCTAACAAAAGAAGCCCTGCTTGCCGATCATCCAGTATTAAAAGATTATCCAGAGTTAATAGGGGAAAAGGAAGTGTAAAAATGCAAGTAAACGAAATCTTCTACAGCGTGCAAGGTGAAGGATTAAACATCGGTATGCCACAGATCTTCATTCGCCTGTTCGGCTGCAACCTGCGCTGTCCATGGTGTGACTCGAAATTCAGCTATGAAGGAGACAACTTTGAAACCTTGAATGTTCGCCAGATCATGGAAAGAATTGGAAAATATCCGTGCAAGGCGGTTTCGATCACAGGTGGAGAACCGCTTGTGCAAAAGGAAGAACTACTCAAACTTGTGAAACAGTTGAAAGCTGATGGTTACTACGTCCAACTACACACTAACGGGACAATATGGGCACCTGAAATCTTTAAACTCTGTGACTTCATCTCGATGGACATGAAAGCGCCAAGTGCAGGAATGAAGAGTAACAGGGATTTCATGCAGGATTTATGGGAACTTCCCAACGCTTACGGTGATCGCATTAAGTTTGAAGTCAAAGTTGTCGTGCAGACAGGTCAAGACCTAGCGTTTGCTTTACGGACAGTTTATACAAAATGTCCAACCACACTGATCGTCCAACCTTGCGTGGTAAACCCAGAAAAGGAAATTCCTGAATTGCAGAAGTTGATAGAGAAAATCTTGACGTTCCGAGCACAAGACATTCGAATCCTTCCGCAACTACAGAAACTTGTCTATCCAAAATATTGGAGAGGAAAGTAATTGGGTTGTGAAGAGTGCGCACATCTCAGAATTGAACCAAGAGCTGTTCCGCCATGGGAATGTCACCTTCCAAATCTTAAGAATCGACCAAGGATAATTGAACGGAAACGATACAAGAAAGGATGCGAATATAGAAGTGAAAAATAATGGAAATAACACTCATAGTTAGAGACCATTTCGAAGCGGCACACTTCATTCCAAAGCATAAGAAATGCGGGAAGATGCACGGACACAGCTACAAAGTAGAAGTGGAATTCATAGGAAAAATTCCATACGCCAAAACAATGCTGACAGACTTTGCTTATCTCAAGAGAATCCTAGCTAAAGTCTTGTCCCGTCTTGACCATAAAACCTTAAACGATGAACTTGCTGTTCCAACAACTGCTGAGTTCATAGCGCGTTGGATTTACATGCAGATAAGAGAGAAGTTTGAGAGGGAAGGAACCAAGAAAATGCAAATCCTCAGCGTAACAGTTTGGGAAACAGACAAATACGGAGCAAGGTATGAGGGAGAAGAATGAGAGCAGAATTGGAATATTACAGAGACATGTTACCGACACCTGTAAAGTATCTACCAACATACGGTTGTTACCTCAAGTGTGAGTTTCTGTTACCCAGCGGTTCACACAAAGACAGAGAGACAGTGTATTTGATTAAGTCTGGGAAAGAGAAAGGTCAAGATTGCGTGATCGCTACAAGTGGAAATGCAGGAATATCACTTGCATACTATCTAAAGAAGAAAGCGCATGTTGTTGTTCCTGAAACCTGCAGTTCAAAGAAGCAGGAAATCATACGCGGTTACGATGCAGACTTAATTATCTGGGGAAAAAGCTATGCTGAAGCGTGGATTGAAGCTGAAAAACTGGCAAAATGGAAGAGATGGAGAAACGTGTCTGCAGGAGTTGAATCCCTCAGGTACGTGGGACACATGGGAATACCAAGAGAATTAAGTGGTGAAGGCAACTTTGATGTCATTATTGTTCCCGGCGGGAACCACACTTTAGCGTATGGAATAGCTGAAGGAGCAAAGATTTACATGCCACACACTCAGATAGTATCGGTTGTTTTGCCAAATCACCCATTCTTTATGAAGGATTCAAGAGGAATAGAATTGACACCTTCCCAGATTGCAGGTTACGAGTCAATAGCAGTAGGAAAGGAAGGCGTAGAATGGAGGTTCACAGAAAACAAGATGGTAGACTGTGCAACATGCTCTGTTGAATCTTTAGACAGAGTCAGGAAGAGACATGAGAACACAGCTCTTGATCTAGTTGTCTGTCTAGCTTTAGAAGTGTCTAAATTACTTAGTGGAAGAAAGAAAGTAGTAATAGGAACGGGATTAAGAAGATGATGCCACATCCATACTTTGGAAATCCATACTACATACCGCGATTCCTAATGGCAAGACCAGAAGTCGTAGTCTTAACATCGGGCGGAATTGACAGTTGCGCTTTATGTGCATATCTGAAGCGGGAACGATGGGACGTTTATCCTCTATTTGTGGATTATGGACAGTTAGGAAGCGCTGAAGAAGAACTGGCAGTTCGCACATTTTTGCAAGAAATAAATTTAAACGCAAAAATCGTCAGAGTGCGCAATCCAGAATTAAAAATCCCAATGACAGGACACGGAAGACAACCACAGAGTACAGATGAGGATTTCAAAGAGACAAAAGATCTCGACTGGGTTCCACATCGCAACTTCGTATTTCTGGTTCTAGCAGCTCAGTATGCAAGCTTGATCGGTACAAGAACGTTAGCTATCGGTTCACACAAAGAAGAATGGTGGGAGCAATTTCCAGATTCTAAACGGGAAACGTTAGATCAAATAGCGAAAGCTTTAACGTTATCCGAAGGAAAAGGAAAGAAATGGGAAATACTGACGCCTTTCGTTGATAGAGGATGGTACAAATGGGATGTCGTTAAATGGTGTGCAAAGAATAAATTACCACTCAAATACACTTACACTTGCTTCAAAGGAAGACCCAAACTTAAGAGAAAGACTGAAGACGTTAGAAAGAAGTTGAAACACTGTGGTCTTTGCAGAGGATGTTACGACAGGAAAGCGGTCTTTATACGAGCAAAAGTTTCTGATCCAACCATGTATGAGGTGGAATAAATGAAACTCTACTTCGCTGTCGGCGCAAATTGGTACGCTTACAGAGCACTGCGATCAGTGGGAGGGAAGCGCATGCTCATCTCGTTTGCTTATGTTCCCCGCCAAGTGCTCTCTGGGAAGGAAACATTCTACAAGTTTTACGGAGAAGACATCGACCCATTCATAGACAGCGGAGCATACACAGTAAAACACACCGGCAAAGAAGTCAAATTAGAAGATTACATTGATTTCTTGAAACAGCACAACTTTCCCGTCTACGCGAACCTAGACGTTATCGGAAGCTGGGAAAAAACACTGAAAAACCAACAGTTAATGGAAAAAGAAGGGTTAAAACCGTTACCCGTATGGCACGAAAGAGATCCTTTTGAACAGTTGAAAGCTTACGTTGGAAGTTACGACTACGTAGCTCTAGGATTCAAGAGTAGAAGTAGCAAGGAAAGGGCGAACCTGTCAGCTACAATATTTGACCAATATCCCGACACGAAATTCCACATGTTCGCTATCACCCAACCCGAAGTTATGATGCAGTATCCCTTCTATTCAGTAGACAGCAGTACATGGTTAAATTCGATCAAGTATGGAGCACTACTGACACCATGGGGATACGTTCACGTAGCAAGGGAGAGACTAGGTGGAAAAAGACATGTTCGGAACATGACTAGGTTACAGAAGATAAAATGGGAAACCTATTTTGAAGGTTTCGGATTCAAGCTAGAAGACTTACTAGGAGACGACTACACAGTAAGGGCAGCTTACAGCGCAAAATTCTTCATAGCGTTAGAGACGGCTATCAACAACTATCCACTACCCAAGAAAACCCGTAGGATGTTAGACTCATTCTATAGGGAAAAGAAGATAGACACGATCAGTTACAGAATTTTAGAGTATGCACGCTTACACAAGACGTTCCATCAAGACGAAATTGCATTGTTAGCAGCTAACGAAGAATGGAATTGTCAGATAGAAACGATCTTCCGCACGTTAAGAAAGCTTGCAGAAGATGAGAACGCAAGAGTAAGGCATGTAGGTGGGGGATATTGGAAATATCTGCTTCCACATGACGACAAGACGGAGAGTTTAACACAATGGTTCGGATAAAAATTCCAACAAAACTTGGAGTGGCACTTGAAGACATGTTCAAAGACCTAGGAGCAAGTACAGAAGTTGTAGAACATACACCCGCAAGGTACATTAACGCATTATTGGAACTATTAGACGGATACGAACAAGACCCAGAAGAAGTATTAAAAACATTCGATCCGCCAAAACAGGGTGTAGTCGTTTATGAAACATGCGAGTTTTACAGCCTTTGCGAGCATCACATGCTACCATTCTTCGGAAGGGTTCATATAGGATACAGATCAAGAACGAAGTGCATAGGACTCAGCAAATTAGCCCGTTTAGTAGACGTTTATGCTCATCGGTTACATTTGAATTGGAAAAAGTGGGCTAACAACGTATTGCGAGAAAGCAGAACAGACATGAAGTTCTTTGCTCGCAAGTATTTCAACATGGGGCTAGCAGTCATTCCTATGGAGATCACTTGGAGCGAAGAAAAGAAGAAATGGGTGAAAATACCGCTTGTTGATAAGTGGGCACAGTGGAAAGAGACAGCGCAGACAGAAGAAGAATTCAATAATCAGCGATGGGACGAAGCAAACGGTTTTGCAGTAATTCTTGGAAAGACAAAAGACGGACCATACTTAGGAGTAATAGATTACGACATCAAGGAAATAAGTGAAGAAGTCAAGGAAAAAGGACTAAAGATCCTAAAAACCTTTCCCGAGACAAAGGTTGAGAAAACCGTTTCAAACGGGTTACATTACATCTACTTCTCTCTCGTTTCTGTTAAAGAACGCCACACAGAGTTCCATGACACTTACGGTCTTGAACTTTTCGGTTCTGGACACCTAGTAGTCATGGCGCCAAGTAAGGGTTATTCAGTGTTAAAAGCGGACGCACTGACAGTTAAAGACTTAACAAGTTTGTTTCTGAGTAGTATACCTAAGAAGAAGAAAAAGAGGGAAAGAAGGAGAAGGAAAAAAGAGGAGAAGAAGGAGAAGGTGCGTCCATGTGTGGAAGCTTTACTAGCCAGTAGCACAAATCTGCCTCACGATCACCGCTTAATAATAGCTTTTGAGTACTTAAATATTGGAATGAAGCTAGCAGATGTAGTCGCACTATTCAATAAACAGAAGGATTTCGATGAGAAGACAACAGCCAAAGCAGTGAAGCAGGCAATCAAAGCTGAGTATCAACCATACGGCGAAGAAAGGCTCAAAGCTCTAATGACCGAATTAGGATTATGCTCACCAGAATGCAAAGAGTACGGAAAAGAGGTTGAGTACACGCCTGCAGCAGTCTTAAAAGACGGAACAATATGCGAGCAAGGGTATGACGGTGAAGACGTCTACTATATCGTCTACAATCCTGAGACCAAAGAGATCACAACAAGAGCGCATATTGAGTTGGAAGATAAAGTCTACATGCCGATAATGAACGAAGACGTAAAAACTGGGCAAGTATTATTTCCTGTAGAGGCAATCGAGTATGAAACAGACGCAAAATTAAGTAAGGAAATCAGAGATTATTTGAACCGATGGCATGAACAACTTGATCCGGTACAACGAGAGTTAGACGTGAACTACATAAAGGAAACATGGATCAAAGATTTGCTTCCGCAAATAGGTTACAGAAGAGACTTAGCAAAATTTGGACACGGAAAGTCAACGTTCTTAGAGGTGTTAGGTTCAATTTGTTATCGTCCATTCAACGTTGCAGGTTGCAGTACAGAAGCGGCAATACGCAGAACGTTCCACATGTGGAAAGGAACAGCAGTAATAGATGAAGCAGACTTTGCAAACAGTGATCTCTTCGCGGTTGTGATCAAGATTTTAAACATCGGATTCGACAGCAAACTTGGCTACTATCGGTGTTGTGACGATAAAGACCCCAAGAAAGTCCTTTCATTCTACGTCTACGGACCAAAAGTCATAGGGACAAGAGAAAGATATAGGGATCTCGCTCTTGAATCTCGTTGTCTCACCTTTTTCGGGAGGATGAACATTCATCCGATGCCATTATTCAGAATGAAGCGATGGAAAGCAGAAGTCATGGAATTACAGGGTAAAATGCTCCTTTGGCGGTTCCGAAACTACCATAAATTGCTTGAAAAGATGGATACATTAGAAGACATCAGTTCAAAAGAGAAGATTTACGGGCATGAATTAGACGTTTCAAGCAGAGTCAAACAGGTTGTTTTGCCACTTCTCTTGATCACAGAAGAAAAAGAGGTAATAAGAGGCTTAGTAAACTTTGCCCGCGCTTTCAACAGTAACCTCCAAAATTTGGATGAAGAGAAAGGATGGGAAGAACAACTTGAATTAGCCATCCAAAATCTGCAAGAGGAAGGATTGTTGAAGCATACCAAGGATATTAAGCATACTATAGGAGGGGGCAGATTTTACGAAATTTATTTGGTAGACGCTGCTGAAAGTCTAGGAATCGAGGAAGTCAAAGACAGAACGTACTGGTCGAGAGGATTAGCGAAATACCTAAGAAAAAGGACTGATTTCCCCATCTTGAAAGGATACAAAAACAGGTCATACGTTCTTATACCCGCTTTCTTCGTTGAGAGTGTATTAAAAAAGCACGCAAGCGCTCCATACGATGCTTCAGATGCTTCGCATGCTTCAAAGCAAACAGAAGAGAAAGTTGATTGGGAGGAAGAAATAAGTGATTCTGATAGCTAAGAGTTTCAATTCGGCGAAATACGGCACGTTAGTCGAACTTTGGCACGTTGGAAGTCAGAAAGTCAAGGTAATTAATCGCCCATTTGATCCATTCTACCTCTCATTAGTGAAGCTTGTGAACTCTCAACCTATTCAAGTCACATTCATAGAAGACCTCAAGAAACACACAGTTTACAAGAAAGAATTCAGAGACACACGCGAATTAAAGGCGGCAGTAGATAAATCATACACTTTCTTAGATGACATTCCATATATCCAACAGGTAGCAATAAAGAAAGGATTCAAAGTGTCAAGTCCTTTACCTTCACACTACGCTTTCGACACCGAGTTTAATAAGGGGCGGTTAATAGCGTGTGGTTGGGGGACAGGAAAACATAGAGAAGTCTTCACAGGAAATCCAAGTACAATACTCTGCAACTTAAATGATGTGATCCAAACTACAAATCCTGACATTCTCGACACTTATTGGGGTTCATACTTTGACGTTGGACGCCTACTTAAAGTCTCAAGGGAAACAAGAATACCTCTAACTTGGGGAAGAGACGGTTCTGAACCTTACATTTGGAGACGCGGTTACTCTCATGGTCCACATAGAGGCTACAAAAATCAGGTGCAAATTGCAGGTAGGATACATTTTGACGTCTACAACGAAGTAGAGATGGATCAGACATTATCAGGAATAAAGAATAAACGCCTGCAAACTGTTGCAGAGTGGTTCGGCTTTGGAAAAGCTTCAAAAATTGATCACTCTCGTCTACTTGATTACGGGATGGAAGTAGTTAAGAGTGAGTGTTCAGAAGACGTCAGAAAAACATGGTTGTTAAGTGAACATTATCTAAAAAATCTCTTTGTTCTCGCTGATGACTACCTCTATCTCCCACTTAATCTGTTAGTTGAACGTTCACCATCGCACATCCCAAACTACATCTACATGCGGGAATACGACAAATTAGGTGTAGTGTCAACCTGCTCAAACGCTGATCGCTACCGTGACTTCTTCGTGTGGCAACGCAAGAGTTATGAAGGAGCTTTCGTGAAACTCTACAATCCCGGAATTTACACTGGTAATCTGAAAAAGATTGACTTCCGTTCTATGTATCCGTCAATAATGGGTTGTTTCTTCCTTGATCCTTTAACTGTCGAGCTTCTACGAGTCAAGCATACAGATGAAGTCCCCAACTGGATTGTTCAGTTCAGAGGAGACGAGACAGACATATACGATAAGAACCTTAGAGGAATCTTCACAGTCAGAATAAAGACTGAAGAAAGTGTGTCTCAACGCCTAATAAGACAATTCATGAGATGGAGACAAGAAGTTAGAGAAGACAAATCATTGTCAGACACTGAGAAGAAGAGTAGACAGTGGGCAATCAAAGTTATGATGAACGCCATGTACGGGTATCACGGAATGCGGTATGCAAGGTTAGGTTGCGCACCGATAGCAGCTTACGTCACAGCCATAGGAAGATGGTTTTTGCTGGAAACAATAAAGTATGTGGAACGAAAGAAGGTCGCAACGGAAAAGATTATTGAAGCGGACACAGACGGAGTATATATGGTGGGAAGAGATTATGCAAAAGAAGCGGAAGACTACATTAAGTCGTTGATTCCCTCCCGTTATGATTCTTCATTCATAAAGATAACAACTGACACTTATGATGGCGGAATCTTCTACGAAGAAAAAGGGTACGTCTTAAAGACTGGAGAGAGCCTAAAGTTTCATGGGAGCGGATTGGTAGGAAGACATCACCCTAAAATCTGCGATAAAGTCTTAGAAGAGACAGTTAACGGCGTGTTTGCAGGAAAGGAAATCAAAGATATCCTATGGAAGTACACAAAACTAAAGCGGTTCCCACCCGAAGATTTCATTATGACAGTCGAGTTGAGGAAACATCCTAACCAATACAAAGAAGGGACAATGCTTGGAAAAATGGTTAAACAACTAAGAAATGTCGAACTTGGCACTGAAATTCAGTATGTAAGAACAAAGAAGGGATTTAAACCAATAACTGTAGTTGGATTCGGAGACAACTTAGATTACGACTATTATCGCGGGCGGATCGCTAAAGCTTTATCTCGAATCTTAAAACCCACAAAACGCTTATCAGTGAGCAGTATTGAGAAAATCATCAAAGAAGGGCAGATGGTGTTCTAAGATGAAGGTTTTAAGAGAAGTAAGAGATTATTTAGATGAGCATAGTCGCGTACTGTTAAAATCCCTTAAGAGCAAGAAGAAAAGAAGAAGGTTTACGAGGGTAATGATCATAGACGCACTCTCAGCGGTTGTTTTTTGGGGTGTAGTCAACGCCCTTAAAGACATATTCATAGTTGGAATGCCTCTACAACAAGTTGCAGTAGCTGGAGCAACAGGGGCAATACTCACCTTGTCTTTAGGAGGAATTTACGGTCAGATATCAGACAGAATAAGGAGATGGACGAGATGTTAAGAGACAAAATGTTAAAAGTGACCCTCTATTTCAGGAGGATAAAAGGAAAATTATACCTAACATTTGACTGTCCAAATGCGGAAGGAATAGAACACGGCTTACCAGCAAAAGAAGTGCTTGAGCTTATAAAGCAACAATTTAAAGGGAAAAAGAAGCCCTTCTATGTCAGAGAGACCATCAAAAGAGTCATACGTTGGAAGAAGAAATTCAGATTCTACCTTGCAGGACCTATAAGTTGGGTTTCTGTAGAGGAAGCTGTAACATGGCGGGTGGACATGACAAAGTATCTTGAATCCATAGGACACGAAGCGGTTAATCCCCTAGCGAAATATCCTGTTCCAGCTGGAGAGAAGAAGAAAGTTGAAAAGTCAATAATGTGGGAAAAAGACGAAGAGGCAAGGGAGTATCTAAGAAGGAGAATAATGAATCCCGACATCGAGTTGTTGAAACAGTCAGACGGTATCATCGCTTCTATACCGCGTTACAGCGTAGGAACATCAGCAGAATTAATGTATGCCTATCTTCACAACATGCCCGTCTATATCGTGACTGACATGCCCCGCAAGAAATGGAGTGGATGGTTCATGGGACTATCAACTTTAATCTTCACAAACTGGGACGATCTTAAGCGTTTTCTGAAATATATGAAAGAAGGAGTGTGATAGTAGATGACTAAACGAATAAAGCGAGTAATCAAGAAATCAACGAAAGAAATATTGATCAACGCACTGCGAGAAGCTTGTCCATACGGCGATCCAGAATTTTACAAGATCATCGTTGACCTCTGCGAACTGCACAACGACAAGAACTCTGACTACGCTTCTAAAGAAGCACCCTTAAGTAATTTCATTAACAACGGACGCGTTCTAGCTGATTTTAAGCTGATAACACCGGGTAGGAGTGCAACAAAGACTTCCTTGATCTACATGTGGAAACAGATAGCAGCCGCATACAAGTTAGTTGGAAGAGAAGAAAAAGGAAACGTTGAAGGCGTAGAAAAAAGACTTGATGACGTAGCAGTATACGCGATATTGACCAAAATACTCTATGGAAGAGGATTGTAGTGATCGAAGAGATAATCTACCGCTTAAGAGCTTTCCGACATAGAAGGCGAAGAAGGCGGAAAAAAGGACGACCGACAATTCAAGGACATCACATCCGTTATGCTGATCATTCGCTGGGTGAATGGATAGTTAAAGTCTATAAGGGCGAGCATTGGATCTGTACTCAGTTGAACAGGAGAAGGAAAATAAGTAAAGGATTCATTCAATCGTTGAAGTGGTGGATTCTAGAGAATGAAGATAAGGCGGTGGAACTATGAAAAAGAAGAGGAAATGGACACCTTGGGAGTGGCACCACGCTTACATATTAGGAGTTATCCAAGAACGCAGTAAAGCACGACATTTCTGGTGTGACAAATGAGTTGGAAGAAAATCTTAAGAGACAAGATTGAACGTCTAAAAATTGAGACCCTACTTCGAAATGAAGACGACACTGTAGCTTTCTACATGCCACTCGAAGACAAAGTTCACATATTCATAGACGCATGGTGCTCCAACACTTACGAGTTGTGGAGATACTGCAGGAGAACTCTGAAACTAAAGTATCCATTAGAGGAGTTCTTAATCTTTAATATGAACAAAACCTACTTGCATGAGCTTCTTCACTGGGCAGGAGAAGAAGAAGTAGATGACTACATGGCTGACCGCATGGCTGTTAACCTTTCATTTCCGAAACCGTTATTATTCATCTACATCGCACATCTCACTCTAAGGAAGAGGAAGAAAAAGGGGAAGAGAAAGCGTGAAAGAAGAAAAGCTAACACCTAAAGAACAGAAAGTTTATGCAAAGAGGAAAGCGATGTTTGAGAAAGCTTACCCATACTTGAAAGAAGCGGGTATGCAGGTACTCTTACATCAAGTTGTCATTATCGAAATCTTAATAGAAAGGTTTGAGAAGAAGATTTTAGGAGTGTCAGAAGAGGCGGGGAAGGACGACTTTAAAAATTATCAGTCGCTTACACGAACCTATGCACTTTTGTTGACCCGTATGGGAATATCATTCGTAAGTAGAAAGCGGGTAAAGACAAAAACAAGACCAAAATCACCGTTACAGTTGTTGAAGGAGATGGAAGAATGATCATTAAACGTCTTCGTAAAGTCTTAGATGAGATCAACGAAATCTGGAAGGAATACGACAGCTTAAATAGTTGGATAGGTGTCGTCTGGTTAGTACGCAAACAGCTAGATGAGATTGAAGAAGCAGACTACGAAGCGTTAGCAGTCTTGAAAGAGATAGCAGATATTCTCATCATAATCGTCCGTTATCTTGACAAGATAGGAATTGATCCTGAGAACCTCATGCTTTACCGTTTAAATACCCGTCACAGAGGAAAGGTAAAGGAGATAGTCGAAAAATATGCAAAGAAGTTTGAAGAAGAGAAAAAAGAGAAAACATCCTAGAAGAAGGTGGATTGACGAAGAGGGTGGATATTTCGATGAGTAAACCTATTGGGTTTGGAAAGAAGCAATATCAACAGACACTTGTTGATCCAGTAGCGTTTCACAAGTACATTCTAGGAAATCCATTCAAACTTTCACCGCCACAAATAGACATTATGAGGGCAATAGCAAAGTATTATGAGACACTGGTAATCGCGGGAAGTAAAGGAGGGAAGTCAACACTCTCATCTGACGTCTGTTTGTGGAGAATCTATTTGCTACTTCAGATGAAAAGTCCTCAAGTGAAGTATGGGTTGAACCCCTACTCTAAACTTTACAATATGATAATAGCACCGAAAGAAGACACTGCGGTCAACATCACATTCAACTATACAGTTGGTTTCGCACACGACAGTTGGTATCTCTCACAATTCATACACCAAGTGAAGTATGAAGAGTTAATCTTTTCTCACGGACAAGAAGGAATGGGGAAGATAATTGTACGAGCTCAAGGAAGCAGTTCAAAAGCGGGTAGGGGATATCAAATCTTCACAGTCATCGCTGACGAGTTCGCACACTTCTTAGACACGAAAGGCAATCAGTCAGGATTACAAGTTGTAAATGCTTACATGCCACGTTTGCTACCTTTCGGTCGAGACGGAAGATTCATAGCGATAACGACACCAGCTGGCAGAAATGGTGTTGCTTGGGACATGTTCACGACAGGAACAGTGTTAGACAAAAAATATATCCTTCAGCCACTACCCACTCAAGGACAACACGACTTCAGAGCAGTATTTCAGTTGCCAACATGGGAGTTGAATCCTCTCTATCCCATTGATCACCCATTCTTGATCAAAGAAAGGAAGCGGGATTCATGGTTCTTTGAGAGGGAATACGGGGCAAAGTTTGCAGACGTAGTCTCAGCGTTCTTCCCAGAACAACTTTTAGAGAGGTGTTTCAAGACTAACATTCCTATAGATAAATCTGCAGAGTACGTGATCGCTCTTGATCCTTCAGGCGGAGAAAAAGATCCTTACGGTTTAGCGATGGGATACATGGACGACAAAGGAAAAGTAATAATTACCTTAGTGATGAGATGGGTTCCAACAAGGGAGGAACCACTAAACATAGTAGAAGTTGAAGAGACAGTAAGAGAATTATGTAAGCAGTACAGAGTAGTGGATATCATCATGGACAAACACTTAGGGTTGTCAACCATTCAAAGGCTAGAACTCTGGGGATTACCAGTTCGTGGGTTGGCTTACTCTGCAAAGACAGACATACGCATATACCAGCCGTTTCTTGAATTGGTGCACACAGGAGAAATTTGGTTGCCTGACATGCCTGAGTTGAAAGAAGAGTTGAAGATGTTGGAAAGAATTGCGCTGACAGATCGTTATCGAGTTAAAGCGCCGAGAGGTGGAACAGACGATATGTCCGACTGTATTGCCATGGTAATCTACGACTTAAAGATTGAAGGAGTAACCGGAGGGATGTTGATAATATGAGTCCATGGCAAGAAGATAATAAGATTGAGTGGAGCGACCGATGTCCATGGAAATGTCCTAAGTGTGGAAGTCGTTGTGGAGGAATCAAAGGACATAAAGGAAAGCATCAATGTCCAAAACACTACAAACCTCCCACGAAGGAAGTTGAATGTTGTGAGTGTGGGAAGATGGTGGAAGTTCCAGACGATTTAGATCCTGAAGAAACAGCTGTCTTCTGTTCTCAGCGTTGCGTAGAAGCTGAGGCAAGAGCGGTTTATAATCAGGAAATGAGTGAACAGTTTGATAAGGAGGTGGAAGATGAATGAGAATACAAGTAAGGACCTATACAAGTTTGCGGGAGATCAACATCAACGTCCGAGGAACATGGGAAGAGTTTGTCTTAGTGCGGGAATTAGCAGAGGCGTTGAAGTCACTCAGTTGCTCAGACGTACCTAAAGATGTTCAAGAGTTTGTCTTAGAAGATTGTCTTGAAACCATCAAGGAACGAGTTGCAACTACAAAGAAAATTCTTGGGAGGTGAGAAGATGGATAAGAGGAAAGTGATCTTCGTAGTGGTTGTCGTTTGGATACTGATGATCATTGGTCTTGCCGCTCTTAATCTCCGCTATGCAACCATTAAGAATCGTGCAACTGTCAAAACTGTTGGTGTCGCTGTCTTCAAAGATGCCAACTTGACTGAGACGTTAGACTATATAGCATGGGGAGTGGTTGATCCAAATTCAGTCAACACTTATGATGGCTACCTGACAAGTGAAAGTAATGTTCCTATTACGGTTTCAATGACTACGATGAATTGGACACCGCCCAACACAACTGATTTTGTCACCTGCACTTGGAACTTAGAGGGTGTAACAGTTGCACCTGAAGAGGTTGTACCTATGACTTTCACACTGTCAGTAGCGGCAAATATCACCGGCATCAGAGATTTCGAGTTCGACATCGTCTTAGTTGGAGGATAGGAGGTGGAAAGGTGAGTGAGAAAAAACCGTGGTATGAAGACATCAAAGACAAGATGGAAAAATTAGATGAGCGTTCACGAAAGGTCATTAAAGAAGTTGCTTATCTTAAAGGTAAGGTAGATGAGATGACACGCCATAACCAACGGACTATAAAAATCTTAGCTGCTACTATTACCGGTCTCATCGCAGTGATCGGTGCTTTGCTAGGAGTAGTAGTGAGTCTATGTCCATGACCACTAAGCATACGAAGCATACGAAGCATAGCATACGAGGGGTCCTATTCCACATTATCGGTTTAGGTTGTCTCCTCGGCGCCTCTTTTTTCTACTTACATGTCCACTTAAGTATCGGTATTTACGGATTCTTTCCCAGAGCTGTTGAACCGAACAGTTTTATACTTTGGACGGAAGTAACCATCTCTATTATTGCTTTAATCTACACTGGTTGTCTAATTATCTGGACCGTCCTATACTATGCTTCAGATGCTTAGTATGCTTAGAAAAGTATCAACCACTGGCGAAATCCGCGAGCGGTTGATACTTTTCTAAGCATACTAAGCATCTGAAGCATAGTATAGGACGGTCCAGATAATTAGTATGCTTAGAAAAGTATN